GGTCCAATTCGCGTCGATCGTCTTTCCCCATAGCGCAACCTCGGGGCAGTTTTGCCCGACCCAATTCCCGAGGGCGTCTTTCCCCGTTCCGTGCATGAAAGACGAGTACCAGCCGTTTGTAACCTCTTTGCCAAACCATAGCGAAAACTCGGTCCCGTATCCGGACTCATGCCCATAACCAAAAAGAGCAACTTTTCCGATCGCGTCGCTAACTATATGCTTTCGACCCGCGACAATCGAGTCGACGCCCCCGACCACGTTCTCGCCCCCGAAAACCGCGTTTGCTTCGGGCTCTCCCGTCTTGAAATCGTCGACTTGATTTTCTTGACCCGCGACAATGTTCCCCGCCCCCCGGACTAGATGACCATAACCCGCGGCGAAATTGCAAGTCCCTCCAATGTCGATCCCGGCCCCAAGCGCGCCGGAAAAATGGCAATCGGCCCCCGTGATCGAATCCCCAAAGAACCAAGAGTTTTCGGAATTGGTTAAGCTGATACTTTCCCCGAAAAGCCCCGACCATTGGGATCCGTCCACAAGACAGAGTTGACCAACGATCAAAGTCGCAACCCCGAAATAGTCGTTTAAGTTGCCGAAAACGCTCGCGCCCATAGACCCGGCCCGGATCGTGTTGCCCATACCGTTGACTAGGGCCCCCATACCGTCGACATCATTATTCCAACCCCATACCGAATTAAATCCGAAAAGAGAGATGGTATCATTGACTACGTTATCATGTCCCCAGATCCGCCCGTATTCCATGCTTGGAGTCGAGATCCCGAGGTCGTTCGCTATTCCGAAAACCTCCGAAAAAGGGGCCGCGAAAACGCGATTTTCGGATCCATGAACCTTTGAAAATGGTGAATGGTCGACCTGATTGTTCGCTCCGCCGACGTACAGATACCCGATCTCGTCAAAGTCCAAAGTGCGGTTTCCCTGCCCGAAAATCAAAGACCCGGGCGTCCCGCCAAAGGCCATATAGCCCGAGGAGTCGACCCCGATCCGATGGGCCCAACCGAAAACCGCGGACCCGTTGCAATTCTCATAGGTGTTGATTCCGCTCCCGACGATCAGCGCCCGCCCATCGCTGCCGATCTCGCTAAAGTCCGCAAAAACGATATTTGATCCAGCCGAAACGACCGTGTTCCCGCTCTCGGGGGCGAAAATGAAAGAGTTTTCAAGCCCGGGGCCCGCGGTGATCCCGCTTCCCCATAACCAAACCGCGATCGAATTCTCGATCAGGTTACTAGACCCCCAAACCTTGGTTTCGCTACAATTTAAAACGGTGTTTTGCGCGCCCCATACCTCGACAAAGCCCATATAATCGGCCCCCGCGGGGTCGACGACATTCCCGCCGCCCGTGACTTGGCAAAACAAGAGGGGGGCGATCTCGTCGGGATCTCCGATCACGTTCGCGGGGTCAAAGCCGATAATCGGGATCCAAGCCGCGGGGCCCCCGCCAATTACGAAAACGGATCCCGTAATCCCCATGAAAGCGCCCCCATAAACGACGTTACGCTCTCCGATAACCCCGCCACGATCGGCTCGAAAATCGTTTAAGCCGTCGATCGATTGCAGAGCGTAGGCTTTCCCCGCGACGAAATCGATCGCCCCTCCGCCGCCGCTCATGGGGGCCGCGATCCATTCGCTATCGTCCGCGGACCATTGGAGGACGTCGAGGTCGTTCGGGGCGGAGGCTGTTACCGCGCCCCCCTGGATCGAAAGGGCGTCTCGGAGTGTTACCGCGGAAACATAGGCCCAAGATGAAAGATCCTCCGACCATATCGGGACCGCGAGATCGTCCGGAGCCGCGACCGGGAGCGCCCGCCCTTGGATTGTGAGGGCGTCTCGGAGCGTCGACTCGGGGACATAGCCCCAACCCCCGAGGCCCGTCCATTGGAGGACGTCGAGCTCGTCCGGGGCGTCGGTTGTGATCAAGCGGCTCCGGAGGCTGATCGCGTCTCCCGAATCGATCGGAACGTAGATCCATTTGTTCTCGCTCGTCGACCACTTGAGAGAGTCCGAATCGCCCGGGGCGTCGGTTGTGATCAGTCTCCCCCGGAGGCTCGTCGCGTCCCCTGCTCCCGCCTCTCCCATCGTATAGATCCATTTGTTTTGACTCGCGGACCATGCGAACGTCTGCCCGTTTGTCGGGATCTCAGCCGTGAAAAAACGACTTTGGATCCATGCGGCATTGGCGGGCGTCGTCGGGGGCGTCCCCTCGGGACTTGAGAACGGGAATAAATGATTGATCTCGGTCGAGACGTCGATCCGGTCTTGAATATCGGTCATTTTTTGGGCCTCCTCGTCGGGTTATACCATAGAAGCATAACCGAAAAAACCGTCTCCGATAAGCATTTTATGGATTGCGTCGAGCGTCGGGTCGACTTGGTCGTCGAATTTATGCGACATGGTCGCGGAAAATTTCGCGAATTCGACCCGATAGTCCGCAAGCCAGGGGGCGATCCGAGGCAAAACGACAAGCCCCGCCGCTATCGAGGGCGCTCCGCTCCGGGCCCGGGAGACCTTGTCGGTATCACGCGGGATCCCCGTTATGTAGTCTCGACCCTTTTCGCGGTTTATGTCTTGGATCAATCCCGTTCCGCTCGATTTGTCCTCGACGAGCCGCTCGCGGACTCCGGTCGCGATCACTCCGGGCTTGTAATCATGCCGTTCACAAAAGACCAAAAACTCGCGGCGGAGGTCGGGGGCCTCAAACCGCCCGCGGACGAGGTCGAGCAGATAGATCCGCCCGTCCTCCCCTTTCGCCCATAGTTGAAAAACAGACCAGTCGTTTGTTTCTTTGAGCTTTTGGGCGGTGTCCGCGAAAATCTCTTTATACTGGATCCGCGTCTCGCCCCCCTCGAAATGAATTATCGAGCGGGCAAGGTCGACGCGGTCATAATATCGCCACCACGGATCCCGAAAAATTGAGCCGCCCGGCGGCGCGGGGGTTTGTTGGTATTGCGCGGAGAACGTCCCCGCGGTCCTCGGGTTGGTCTTGAGCTCGTCGATCGTCGGCTGATCGTGTTTGTACGGCCAAAGCGGGCCCGGGGCGAGCTCATAGGCGATCCGCTTTCCGTGCGAAAACTCCTCGGGATAGGGGCCCCGAATCGCCGGAACCTCGACGGGGATCTCCAAGTGATCCCAATGCTCGCCCGAGCCGCCCCCGAGCAGATAAGCGGAGAGGTCGTCGTCGTCGATCCGTTGCATAACCAAGACAATCGGGATTTTCTCATGGGCGAGCCGCGAGGCGATCGTCGTATTATATCGCGTGTTGATCCTGTTTCGCCGCGTGTCGCTCCGGGCGTCGTCGGGCTTGAGGGGGTCATCGATCAGAATCGCCCCCGAAAAACCGGGCTCCATTCGACCGGCCCGAAAGCCGATCACTTGACCGCCCGCGGGGGCCGCTTGCGCTCCGCCTCCATGCTCATTATACCAGCGCCCTTTGGCTTTGGAGTCCGCCCTCAAGGTCATAGGAAAGAGGGCTTGATAAAGCTCCCCCTGGATCGTATCTCGCGCCTTTAGGCTGTTTTCGAGGGCGAGATCCTCGGAGTTGCTCAAGAGCAGAAACTTTGACCTCGGGTTTTCCGCGAGGCCCCGGGCGATCGCGAGAATGACAACCATTTCAGTCTTGGTATAGCCCGGGGGGATATTGATTATCAGCCTCGACGACTCCCCGCGAAAGACGCGATCCAGGGCGGCGGCGATCAGATCGTGGTGTCGGTTGACAATGAAGCGGGCCCCGTCCCGAGAGCGGAAAAAGACCCGACAAAAGGCTATGTAATTCGACAAGACCCAATGTTTGAGGCATCGGATCTCGTTTTGAGAGCGCCCGAAAAGCGGGGAGTCGGGGTCGAGCTCCGGGGGTCGAGGCGGAGGGGGGAAAGCGAGATCAGGGAATCGATCGAGCCCGACGGGCGTGTCGGGGCGGGCTCTATGCAACCCGAGCGGCCCGTCGAGCTCGATCGATTCTCCAATCAAAAGGCCCCCGCTCAAAATTCCCCCGTAAACCAAGCTTCAAAGGTCTTTACCTCCTCGGGCGTCAAGGCGGAAACCCCGACGACCGCGGAGACCGTCGCGGAGACCTCGGTCGATTTAAGCTTTGGGTATAGGTACTCAAGCAAGATCCGGGCGGCTCTCGCGGAGTCTTTGAACGTAACCCGCCCGGGTTTGTACGCTGGATCCTTTAGGACGAGGGCGCGGATCTCCTCCCAAGCCGCTTGACTCGGGACGTTCTCGCCCGCCGCGAGGACTGCTCGATATAGGGGCGAGACGTCGGAGCGGGGGTCGATCCCTGCCATGACCGAGGCGAGAAACCGGGCGGGCGTCTCCCCCTCCGGGCAAGCCGCTTCAATCTCCGAGATAATGGTTTCGAGGTCTAACCCCATGATCTGATCATATCCGAGGACCGGACCCGATTCAACCGCGAAAAAAACCGGGCGAGCCCTTGGGCGCTCCGGGCCGCGACCTCGACCGACCCGAGGGGAGAGCCCGGGCGGAGGTTGGGCTCGGGCTCTCCGAGGGCGGCGGGGCCCTTGGGCGGGGTCTCCGGGGAGGCGCTCGGGGGGCTTGAGGGCGATCCGCGCCCCGGACCCCTGGATCTCCACTTTTGGGGCTTTTCGGGACCATGCAGAAAAAGGCCCCAAAAGCGGCGATCTCTCAAGCGGGGCGCGGTCGGGAGCTCATGCAGTCGAAAAGCAGAAAAAACCGGAAATTTTCACGGAGAGGCCAAAACAGCCCCCAAAAGTTACTTTAGGGTTAAAAAACGGGCTCTTTTTGACGTAAAATATCAAAACCCGATATGGGCAAAAACAGCCCGAAATCTCGGGGAGTTTTCGGGCCGCTGGATCGCTGTCCAGTTACCCTAGTTACTTTTCATATTTGAAAAGTAACTCCCGAAAAGCTAGTGATTTCGGAATTCTACAGGCAAATAGTTACTTTTGGGGTGGTTTTCGTGGATCACTATATAGGGTGTAGAAAATTAATATTACATCGTATATTGATATAGTGTCATTTTGTCAATAGGATTACACTTATACTGTAATACATCAATAACCCGATACAATGTTATTTTTTTAGACCCTTACCCCCTGATCACAAAACAGAGCTATAAAGTAACTTTTACCTCTTAAAATTGCAGAATTATTGAACTTTTAGAAGTTACTTTTCAAATGTGAAAAGTAACAAAGATAACTCCGGGCCGGTCTAACCCCTCCGAAAAATATCGGAATCATTCGGGAAAACCTATATATCGGCTTTTGATATTTTATCCCAAAAAGCGCCCGTTTTTTAACTCTAAAGTAACTTTTTTAGGTTGTTTTGACCCCTCCATGAAAATTTCCGGGCTATTTTGGTATTTTCAGGGGCTTGGATCGGGGGGTTCGGATTTCCGGTTTTATTGGAATTCGGGGCCGCGGGAGCTTGAGTCGCGAGCAGAGCGGGGGAGGTCTCGGGCCCCCCTGGATCTTTTCGCTTGACCTCGGGGCCCGGGTCGCTCATGCTTGGATCCTGCTTTCTCCTTTTCGTTTGCTCTCCCCGGGTCTCGATTGGCCTCGACCTCCGGGGAGAGCCCTATCAAGCCCCCGAGCAGGTAAAAAAGTATTAAGAAAAAAAGGCTGTTTTTTTCTTGACACGCGGCGGCGATTTGTGGCAAAACCGAGATCGAGGCCAAATTCCGGACAAAAAACGAAAGGGGAGAACATGAAAACCGATAAAGAATTTTTG